GGCAACGATCGCTTCCTGGTGATCAGGCTCGAGCTTGAGGCCGACAGCGGTGCCGACCAAAATCAAACCGCGCCATGTGCTGTTTTCTGAGAGACGGTCCAGGATGTAGAGGAGTGCTTTCATCGTCTTTGCGGGGGTGTCAAAGGATCAGCGGCGAAGGTCGCGCAGGATTTTAACCAATGTGGCGAGGCCGACCGCGAGGCCGACCGCCACGGACGCGAGGCGCATCCACGCTTCCAGGTGCGGAAGCATGGAGTAGATCGCCGCGCCGATGCTTGTGGCGCTTCCGATGAGGCCGGTGCTGATGGTTTTTATCTGGTCGCCGTTCATTAGCTGTTCGCCTGGGCGATGAGGTTGCCGACGATGGCCGTGGTCGCGACATTCGCGAGGCGCTCGGTGTTGAGCGCGGAGACCTTGGCGAGTTCGGCGGTCAGTTCCACGCGGACTTCGTCGGCGATGGCCGATGCGGTTGGCGGGGTGCTTGGCGCGGTGTAGTCCGCCGAGGCGAGGCGTGTGCTGATCGCTTGGTCGATCCGACCGAGTTCGACCGAAAGCTCGGTGCGGACCTGGGCGGCGATTTCGGATTCGGTCGGGACATCGGGCGAGTTCGTGAGCGTGTCCACGGTGCCGCCGGTGATTTCCTTGGTGCTGGCGCTCCACACGGCGCTTGCAACCGAGGCCGCGCTGGGAGCGGCGTCGGTGGGGATGCTGTCGAGTTTTCCTCCGCTGCGCTCGAGGTCGGAGCGGATGGCCGCGACGAGGGCGACTTCGTCCACATTGCTGTTGCCGATGGCACCGACAATGGCGTTTAGGACGGTTTGGCCGTCGTTTTCGTCGAGGAGCGAGCCTTCCACGGCGGCGCTGATCTGCGCGGCGGTGGGGATGTCACTGACGGCTGCGGGCGAGGCAGGGAGGTTGTCCGTTTTGGCTTTGATCGCCGAGATGTCGGAGTTGGCTGGTGCCGTGTAGGAGGCTGACGCAAGTCTGCTAGACACCGAGGCATCAAGATTGCTGATCTCCGTCAGCTCAGATCGGACGGCGGAAGCCACAGCGGCGGCAGTTGGGGCGGCGGTTGGTGCGGTGTAGTCTGCTGCTGCCAATCGGCTCGAGACGGAGGCGTCTAGGTTTGCCAGCTTGGTGCTGTTGGTGTCCAGCTCCGTGCGGATGGCCGAGACGGTTGGCGCGGCGGTGTAGCTCGAGGACGGCAGGCGCGAGCTGGTCGTGGCGTCGAGGTTTTCGACTCCGGCGCGTCCGAGAACCCACAAGCTCGGAATGTGCTGGCTGTCCACGGTCGAGTCGGTGGTTTTGAAAATCGCGGCATATTCGCCCTCGCTGCTGTTATTCGAGGAGAGCGTGTAGCTATACAACCCGCCGCCGAGGGCGGTGGCGCTGGCTCCGGTCACGATCTGGGTGCCGCTGGGGTCGTAGATGTCGATGGTGACGGTCAGGCCGGTTTTGCCTTGTTTCGAGGCCGTGTAGAAAGCCAGGAACTTTACGGAGTTTGAGACTTGTTCGAGCATGGTGTGGGTTGGTTTAAATTTCTTCGGGTTGGGGCAGGAGCGGGAGGACTTGGGACATGGGGATGACTTCGACGGCGGGGAATAGCTCGGCGGGCAGATGGGCGAAACCGCCGGAGTAGAGGCCGCCAGGTCCGACTTCGGTCAGCAAATCCGCGCACAGCATTTTTCGGCCATCGGTGAGATCGACGGGCGAGGCGACATGGCGCGGGTTGCCATGCTCGGCTTGCACGGCGGTGAGTTGGGCGGCGAGTTCGGGACTGAAGACCAAGGCTAGGTCTTTCGCGCTTTGGTAGCTCACGGGCTGGGTTATGAGGTCGGCGAGTGTCATATTGCTGCGGCGAGGGCGGTCATAAGCGTGGACACGCGGGAGTCGAGGGCGGCGAGGTCGATTGTCCCGCCAATCGAGTAAAATGAGATGCGGGGATTACATAAAAGGTTTGCCGTTCCATTTGAGTTTCTTGCGAAGAAATAAATTGGCAAAGATGACTCGTTATTTGGCGCACTGGTTATGGAATATGTTGAGCCTGCTGACCTAAAATTAATAGTATTGCCGTTTCGTGAAGTTCCATGTAACCCTGCCAATTTAGTAAATGATCCCGATCCATCTCCTCTGTTTGAAAACTGCACATTTGTAAGAATTGCGGAATTTGCTATTGGTGAAATTGAACTGTCATAAACTCCGCCATACGATAAATTGCTGCTGGCTTCGACAATTGTTGCATTGATTGCTAAATGGAACGAGTCAATGCTACTGCTTGCCGTGTTCTCTGGCTGGTTTGAATTCAGATACTTGGTCGATTGGTTCCCAATCAACCCCGTCTCTCGGTCATAGTCGCCGCTGACGAAATTGTTGTTTGTAGGCGCTGAGCCAACCAGCGGCACCAGCGCCCCGGCAAGGGTGCGTGCGCCAGCAAGAATGCAGGAGCATTTTATCGCGTTCCAGATTCCGTCGGATTTGCAGCCGGTGACAAAGTTATTAATCGCGCTCTTTACCCCGTCCTCAAGAGTCGCGCCGTCCGCCGCTTCGACGGCGGCGATGTAGGCCAAGGCGTCGGCGTCCGGCGGGGCGATTGTAGGCACGCGGAGGGGGGAGAGTTGGCCGTAAAGCGGGCTAAGCATAGGTCAGTGACTCTTTGTTTGACCACGCGCCGGTGGCCGAGCTTTCGGTGGATGTGGTGCCTGCGGCGTTGAAAATGGTTCGGGAGATTTCCCAGGATTCGCTGTCATACACCGAGCCGGAGTTTGGAAAGTCCGAGTAGAGAAGGAATCCGAGGTAGGTCGTGGTGCCGTCGCTCGAGATGTCGAAGGACCACACGCGGTCGGGGGCGTCTTTGGTGCCGGCTAATTTGTAGACTTCGCCGGTGGAGGGGTTGCGCGAGTAGATTCGGCGGTCGGCGTGGTTGACGCAAATCTCGCCGAGTGCGAGCTGCGCGGTGGTCGGAATGGCTGAGGCTTGGACCGACTTTTTCGGGATGATTTGTGGGTTTGGCATGGGCCGGTTTTTGATTTCGCGGAGTTAGACCCCCCGCGTGGCGAGGCGCTATGGAGCGCCCCGCCGGGGTTGCGGGTTTAGGGACTAGTAAGAACCTCCATCGATCGTCGTCTCCAAGGCGGAGATACGAAGTTCGTGATCAGCCACATCGCTCTCGAGGTCGCCCAGGCGGGTATCCGCACTGGCGTTTTCGAGGGTGGTGATGCGGTTGCTCAACGAGGTGTCGGCTGTGGAACGAGTCGAAGCCTCGGCGTCGATGTTGTCCTGCAAGGTCTCGTCGGCTGCTTCGAGCGCGCTGACGGCGCTCTGGCGGGCGCTGGTCTCGGCGGAGACCGCGGCGATGCGTGCGGCTTCTTCGTCGAGGATGTCCTGCTCGGCTGCGGAAACGCGGCTGGTCAGCGCGGTCGCTGCGGTCTCGACTCCGTCGATGCGCACGCCCAAGGCTGTGTCGGCATTCGTGCGGTTCGTGACTTCAGTCGCGAGCGCGGCGTTGTTCGATGTGACATAGCCAGCGAAGGCTGAGTCGTTCTCGGTGTCCACCGAATTGATCAAAGTGACGATCTCGGCGAAGCTGTCCTTGTCGGCATCAGCGGCGGAAAGGATCGCATCGATGCGGCCTTTCTCGGTGTCGATGTTCGACTGGAGAGTCGTGTCGGCTGCTTCACGCGCAGATTGCTCGGCGGAAACGGCTGCGATGCGGGCTGTCTCTTCGGCAGAGATGTCGTCAGCGAGATCGCTCTCGGCACCCTGGGCGCGGGAGATTTCGGCGTTCAGCGAGTTGGTGAGGGTCGTATCGGCTGCTTCGCGTGCGGATTGCTCGCTGGAAACGGCGCTATCGACATAGGTCTTTTTGGCGAAGACATGCTCGCCGCCGATGGCGAGGACGCCTTCGGCTGTGCCGATGAAGAGGGACTTGTTGAGCGTGTCGAAGGCGACTTCACCAGTCTGCAAGGAGACGGGCGCGCCTGAACCGCGTTTGATTTTGATGATGGGATTGGCCATGGCTAGTTAGGTTGGTGGTGGTTGGTTGGGCTGTTCGTGGTGGGTGATTGTCAAAAGTTGCCCGCGTCTATCACGGGGATCATCAGGGCGTAGGCGGCTGCGTTGGGCGACCAGCGGTAGGGCATCCCCTCGTCGAGGGCCATGTAGAGCCGGTCTGGCTTGCCGCTGGATGGGAACGCCGAGCGCGTCGGGTATTCGACGACGACAGGCGGGGAAACGGCGTCGACGGCGCTGGCGAAGTCGGTGATGTCGCTGGCGGTGTGGGTGTGGATGGCGGGGGCTTTGCCATCCACTTGGGCCTGGAGGGTGTTTATCGAGGCGGCGGCTTCGGCGATGGAGTCGAGGGAAGCGGTGCCGAGATTGCTGGCGAGCAGGTCAATACGCTCGTTGGCGTCGGCGAGGGCTTGGCTGACTTGGGCGGTGATGGCTTGCTCCGTGCGGAGCGGTGTCATCCACTTGGCGTTGTCGGTGCCTTCTTCGGCTTCGGCTTGAGTGGCTTTGCCGTCGGGGATGGTTGATGGCGTTCCTTCGTCGCCGAGGATGACGCTGTTTTGAATCTCGACCTGGAGCGTGGCGGTTCGGAGGGCTTGGCTCGGAGCGGTCCAGCGGATCTCGAGGAAGGCGGTGATGCTGGCTGGGTCTGAGGAGAAGGCGGCCTCGACTGGCTGGGTATTTAAGTCGAGGATGGTTTGGCCAGGAGCCGCCAGAGCTAGAAAATTGAAGTCGGAAAAAGAGGACTTGAGTGCGACGGTGGTCTCGGTGCCGAGGACCGGATCGACGGCCACGCCGTTCTCCACGAAGATGACCTCGAGCGGCACCTGGTCGCGGCGTTTGAGCACGAGCGTCTGGAGCGCGACATTGCTCGCGGCGGACTTGATGAAGCGCCGGTTTTTTTGGTCGAGGAAGAGTTTCATGCCGCTGACCACGCGGCAGGTGTCAAATCAGTCGGGCTTCCGAGCGTCTCCTAATGCGGAAAGCGGAATGCGGAGGGCGAAGAGATGCAGTTAGCTTTCCGGCTTCCGATCTCCGGTTTCCGGTTTCGGCTCGACGGCTTCCCATTTGCCGAGCGGGCAGCGCTCGGTGGCCATGCGGAGCTTTGCCCAGGTGCTGCAACCGCACTTGCGGCATCGGCCGGTGGAGTTCAGCGCGGCGGCGTCCCACTCGGCGCAGGCGCGGCAGGTGGCCTCACGCTCAGCGAGGATTTTGGGTGGGGTGGTGGCGAAGCCGCTGCGGGCGAAGCGGCCCGTGGCTTGCATGGCGGTTCGCAAGCGGTGATGCCTTTCGCGCAATTCAACGGGCAATTTCACGAGGAAATCGGCGTAAGTCATGAAATGATCACGGTAAAATTGTAGCTTCTCTGTTCCTGGAAGGGCATTCCGTCCCATGATAATCCTGAGCAGGGACCCGTGATATTGAATGTATAGGTGCCTCTTGGATCGAGGGCTGTGATTTCCAGTTCCTCAAAGGCAGAAAAATCGCAGAAGCTCGGGAACCCAGAAGGGTCTATGGTTTCCTCTTGGGTGTTGTAGCCCATACCTAAAACCCAGCCGCACACAAGACCGCCCTGCCCAGTGATATATTCTCTTCTCAGAGTTACTCCGTGCGTAGCAAAGCCGTTTCCAGAACCTGCGGGGCTGTAGCCATCGCAGGAGTCCAAGCAAGTTTGCCCATCGGCTCCAAGCGCCGGTTCGTAATTAAATGTCTGAACCCAGCCACTGAAGTCACCCGAAACAGAAAAATTCAAATCTCTAATAAATGGTGGACAATCTTCGCAGGGGTCAAATGGACCACTTTGGCAGCACCCGCAATTCACAGCGCGGAGGCCGCCGTCGGTTTTGATTTTTATGGCTCCGGAGGATGTGCGGCCGAGGGTCATAAGGCGGAGAAATTTTTCCGGTTTCCGGTCTCAGGTTTCCGGTCTCTCACTAGCACTCCTCCGTGGCGAGCCAGGTAAACGCGCCATCCTTGAATGCGAAAACATAAGTTCCCTGCTCACTTGGAGGAGCGGGGTCGAACTTGAGCGAGCGCACTATCATGCCGTTGCCGACGGTCTTGTCGCTTTCTTTAAAAGGTTGAATCTCCGTATCGCTCACAACCATCGATGCTTTGTGAAAATTTTTCATCATGTCTGTCGCAGAGATTTGGACGGGATAACCTGCTCCCACACTTGGAGAACTAAATTTTTCAACGAAATCGACAGGGAATTTCATGATGTTACTGCTTTGTTCCGAAATGTGACCGACAGGTGAAAGATGCCGCCGATTTTTTGCTGAGTCACATCCGATGCGTATGACTCAAAGGTCGTTTTAGACTTAGCAGATCCGTAAGCTTGGCCGATGATTGTGGTGGTCAATACTGGCGGTGTGGGAATCTTTTGAAAAGTCCCAGTGCTTAAAATGTAAACCGTTTTTGTTGTAGAGACCCAGGTCTCCGTTGCGGTCATCAATATTGTTTCAGCGGCCGAATTTGTCTCAAACCAAGTTTTTGGAACGCTGATGATTTCGCTCGAAATCGTTTCGGGAATCACAGAATCAATTTCGTAGAGCGAATATTCGCAGACAACAAGCCCGTCGGAATAGTCGATCACAATGCCTTCCGGC